ACCTGCCACTCTGTACCTGTTTGGTCTCCGGCTTTTCCTCCGGAGTATCTTCCGTTTTCGTCATGTCCACAATTTGAAATCATTTGTTTTCCTCCTTGTCAAATTCTTCTGCTGTGAATCCGCATAATTCCGGATTCTTTTCTTGTATCGTGTCATATAGTATCAATCCTCCAACGATTAGAGGTGTACCCCACCACATCAACGCAGCAGGTATCGAAATAATGAATCCGGTCACTCTCGCCACCCATTTTCCGAACCTCGCCTCGTCTGTGTCGGAATAGCAATCTCCGTACTCTCTCATTTCCTCCCGAATCTCTTTGTCGATGTCAAAAGAGAGTTTCCAAAAGAAAATATTGACCGCCACCCAAACGATGACCGCACCGATTGCATATATCAACATGATTGTTTGCATGTTTCCGGTTGCGAAATCACATATCCTTTTCAACCGTTTCACCTGCCTCACCGCTCACAAGCGTCTGCATCGCTTTGTTGCTCTCAAGCATCTTTTTCATTCTCTCAAGTGCCTCGTCGACCATCATCGAAAAAGCCTCGAACGAAATCACTCTCGCAAGCCATGTGAACCGTGCGACGAACATATCATATACATATCGCAGTTTGATTTGACCTGTACCGCCTCCCAGTTCCTTTTCTGCTTTTGTGACTGCATAGAGCAGCCATTCTCTAACTTTGTTCAACTGCTTGTCTGACGGCATTTTCACGAAAACATATACTGCATATCCTCCCGCTGTTAATACCGCAATCAGACCCACAATCACAAACCAATTCTCGACGATGTATTTCATCCTTGTACCTCCTCGTCATTCTGCTCCGGCTCGTCATTGTGTTGTATTTCTCCGTTTGACTTTGTTCCCTTGACCGTTTTCACGGACTTAATGAGTGCCATCGCCCCGCCCTCGACTGATAGAAAACGGAATACATTCTCAATCAGTGTCGACGGTTCTGAACCCATCCGCAAAAACACAAATATCATCACGACTGTAAAGATAAATGCTGCAAGAATCAAAGTGAATACAACACGTTTCATGAACAGACCGGACACCTTTTTGTCATGTCTCTCTTTTCGCTCCCTTATCCGGTACATTCTTTTCAGATGCCGGATTCTGATGCGTCGTTCCTGTTCTGTCATTCTCATGTATTGCCTCTTTTCTGTGAGGTTGATTCTTGCCCGTTCCCTGCCCTCCTGTTATCGGTCGGAATGTTGTTCTCCGTCCAGTCTCTTGTGATAACTCTTGAGTGACTGTTCCACTATGACAACACGCTCTCTCAATGTTTTCATCTCCTCACGGTTCTCTCTCGATTCCCGCTTGATGTCTTTGAGGTCATCTGCAATGTTCTCAAGTTTCACCATCACCATTGTGTCGGTTGTTGCTCTCTGTTCTGCATCTTCCTGTGTGTCCTTTTTCTCATTTCTCTGCTTGGAACAGATTCCGAAAAAGATTGCAAATGCAACAGATACTCCGGAGAGCAACAGGGATAATTCAATCGTCAACGGCGTTCTCCTTTCCGAACTCTGTCGCCTCGAGGTCGTCGGTGTCGCAGTATTTCCGCATGTGGTATTCGAGAACATCCATCTCCCTGTCTGTCTCCTCTACCTCCTGCCGGAGTTCCACTCTGACCGCCTCCTCGATTTTCGACTGTTCAATGATTGTTTGCTGTTTTTTCACGATTGCCGATAGATTTTCCGTCACATCGCACAATCGTGATATTATTTCAAGCGGACTCATTCTGTATCACCGCCGGAGAATTTTTCTCCTGTGATATATTCATATTCATCCGCTGAAATACTGCCCTTTGCGACACGCTCGGAAATCTGTTCCTTTGTGAGAGTGCCTTTTTTGTACATTCTTTTGAGACTTTCAACAAGTATTTTCATACTAAATCAACCCCTCCTCAATCAACTGCTGTGTGTATTCGTCAATGACCGCATCTTTCTGAAACTGTGTCACTGATTCGACGATTCCGGATGTGTTCTCCTCAACGACTGACTTCATGAGTGCCATGTTCTCATATTCCTTGACTGTCATTTCTTTCTCGTCGTACTGCCATTCGGTCACTGTCTGCATCTTTCCGTCGCTGCCCTCAACCTCTCTTGTCACCTGTTCGATGTTCTTACGCAGGTAAACCGTTGACGGCGACGATGTCCTGTCGACCTCCTCCGGCTTGTCCGGCTGTGTTCCTGTCACCTTTTTCCAGTCTGTCATGTTCGTTCTCCTTTCTGCTATGCTTTGAAACTATCCTCTTGAGTTTCTTGACATTGATTTTCGGTTTGATGTAATCAATGTAATAGTTGTATGTGTCTGTGTGTTTGAACAATCCCATATATGACAACATCACCGATGCGTTATACCATGAGATTTTATTCTGCTTTGAGATATGGTTTGCCTTGCGTCTCGCAGCCTCAATGTTTGATTTCCGGATGGTTGTCCGGTCATGGTGAAATTGAAATCCCATCAATATGACTTTGTTCATTCTCTTTTTTTGTCCTTTCTTGAATCAATCTCTCGTATAAACGCAAATCATCCGGCGGGATGTCGAGATTCCAGTCTCTCGCAAATTCTATCC